CTTTGCCGCTGATCGTGCCAAGGATATATACCTTGCCGTTATAAGCGCCGCCATCTTGAGCAAAATCATAAATCAAGCCAACTCGTTTGCTTTCGCCAGTGAAACCAGCGGAAAAGGTTTTATGGCCTTTTACTACGATATCAGTCATATCTTATTCCTTCCTTAACGCCTTTTGTGGCGCTTTTTTAATTTCGATTTCTGGTTTAGGTTCATCTTTGAGATAAAACAAAACAAAGCTTTCATTCTTCTTCAAAAACAAACCTATCACCTTACCAACTTCACCACTTTGCAGGAAAGATGCTACATGCTTTTCATCAGGTAGCACTTTCAAAATCGTATTGCGGTAGTCCATTAGGTAGGCGCTACCCAGCTAGAACCGTAAACAGGATAGTGCAGAGTGTCACCAATGTAAGCGTTTTTAGCTGCACCGCCTACCATTTCACAGGTAAGAAGCACGCCGCGCTTATAGTTTGCACGTAGGTCTGTTACGTTCCAAACCATCCCTGTTTGCATAACCGCATACAAAAAATCACGATGAAAGAAAAGCGCTTGGTCATTTGGAAGCGAGTTGTCTTCTGTCACGTTGAAATCAAGCAGTTTTCTGAACTGCATGGAGTTAGTGATAGGTGTCTCGCCAGTAAATTCAACGCTCGCTAGTGTTGAATCGATTGTGATATCGCCCCAGAAAGCGGGATCGAGAAGCGCAAACCAGTTGCCATCTTTTGGCCATTTTGAAGCACCAGCGTATACGCGTGCGCCTCTGAACTCTGTTTTGCTGATAGTCGTAACGCCGCTATCACCTGTCGAACCGTCTACAATAGACGATTTAACGAAAGAGTAGAGATAGGCGTTAATCTTATTGTTAATAGCGCGAATCATAGACTCGCGAAGCTTGGGATTGCCACTATCAAGCTGGCTTTGCAGTTCTGCAAGGCTTTCCATTTCAATGTTAGAACTGAAAACCTTTGTTGCTTGGATCGCAGTTCTTACGGTTTCAACTTTCTCAGTTTCAAACGTGTCAGCATCGGTTCCAATGGTTTGCATAAAGCCAGTCAACGGTTTAATGACCGATACGTAAACCGTATCGCCTTTGGCTTGAAGATTGCCTTCATAGTCGCGGTTTACGATGTTGAGTAGTGGGTTCTCTTGATACAGCTGGGAAAGGCCAAGTGGTCCCCAAAACTTTTGGATTTGATCGGCAACATCTGCCATTTTCGTAGCGCCGTTTGTCATTTTTAAACTCCCTGTTTAAATTAAAATAGTCACTTTATTTGTGAATATTTCCATTTCCGTTGTTCGTTATACGGCAATTTAGACCAATCTTTGTATGCTATCGTAGTTGGTTGATCATTTCCTGTACCACTTCGGTTTTCACCCATGGAATTAGGGTTAAACTTCTTCTTAATCGTCTCTGGGTACATGGTTCTGAAGTTTTCAGCAACCTTTGCCGCCGACATATCATCTACTTCGCCGGTTTCAGGATTGACCTTAACTTCACTAATATCGATCAAACCAAAATACTTGTCGTCTAAATCACCACCCAATTTTGAAAGGACTTTCGATAGTTTTTGACTACCTGCGATCCTTTCGTTTAGCTCACCATACTTGCTCTTGATACCGTGGTTTTCTTGTTCTAGCTCTTTGATGCGGTTTTCACGCGCCTCTATCAATCCTTTCCAGTTGCCTTCGGATATCATTTTTTCTTCAGCTACGCGGTTCTTTTCTTCTTCGAGCGCACGTAGCTTTTCTTTGGCTTTTTTAGCCTCATCAAGCGTTTTTAGGTAAGTCTCATAAGAGACTTGGCCTTTGCCGCCATTATCATTGTTTTGCTGATTTTTATCACCTTCGCCGCTGGCGTTAGTGTTCGCTCCACTGGAGCTATTTGAGGATTCATTTTCTGTAGTCATTCGTCTACCCTTTCATGTTAAACTAAATTTTCTTTTTTTAGCAAGTCCGAAAATTGCCTAATCCAAAAAATTCTTACCTGCTTCACTTCTTGAGCCGATAGCCGTAAGAATACCCTTCCCATTTTTTCTTGCATAAACGCCTTGGAGCTATTCGAAACGCCATCGCGATCGAAGCCAGTTGGTCCGATTCTAATTGCATTCTTTCTGAAGTCCTTTACCTTGAGCGAATCAATCATGCTTCCAGTCTTAGTTAAGTTTGATTTATTTGGTGTGGTCAAATCACTAAGAAACGGATAGCTTTTTCTAAATTCTTTGTAAGGATTTGAAAGCTTATTTAGCTTGCTTTTTTCAGCCAAATTATCGTTAACACCATAGCCAAGGCGCGTTCTAACGGCGATCTTTTGAATCATGAAAGCACCGATCGCTTTCATTTGTTCCGGTCCCGATGCATCCATCACCGCACCGTTTAGCTTGGCTACCCAACGCGCCATATTTTCTTTATTCTTTTGTGTGGCCATGGTTTTCAATCCTCATCTAAGGTTTCATCGGGTTTAATCCTTGGCTTGACCTTTGCTTTAATATCTTTCGCAGACAGGTACGCATAGGCGCGAAGTGAAGTATCATCATCTTTCACCGCTTGTACATGTTCCTTGATGATCGATTTAAGCTTTGCCTTTTCGCTTCCTTCAAACCCAAGAAATGGCCTTGCCGCATTTGGACGTTCCCCTTGCCATCCGGTTTGATGGCCATCCGCTTTAGCGTTCGAAATCGTGCCGTTCTTGTAGCCGATTAAAAGCTTGTCGCCTTTTATGCTTAAGACTTCCAAGTCTGCCAACATGTCGCCGGTTAGTTTCAAATCGGGTTTGTTCTTTGACTTGCCAGCGATTTTAAAATCAAGGCTATTGGCGTAGGCTTTGGAATACTTGGGAAAGCGTCCGCCTTCGTTATCCTTTCCCTTTTCCGTCCGCTGCCTGATGTATTCGACAATATGTTCACCCAAGGCAAGTTTATCCTTTGTAGACTTGATCGCCTTTGGTATCACTACGTCAAAACGCTGCCATTTTGCACCCATGCTTCACCTCACACAGTGTCGTTTTGGCTTTCTTGATTGATTGACATCTCGCTCATGATCAAATCAATCTCATCATCTGATAGATTTGGATTAAGTTTTTTGATTGCTCTTTTTCTTGATGTAAGTCCAGCTTTCAATTCCTGACTTACTTCTGTAATCATCTCTTGCCTTGTTTTAATGATTTCAGGTTCAACAAAAACAGTTTCAACATAACATCCGGGAGTAAAGCTTTGTTGCGGTATTTCGGGATTGTTAAGTTTCCAAACTTCATGACCGTGATACATGATGAAATCGAAAAGATCTTTTTCCATTTCTGCATAGGTAACTTGGTTTGATTTGATGATATCGGTAACATCAGCCTCATCAATCATTTTGCTTACACCAGATGAAATTGAGCTAGTATTGTAGCCAAATATGCTTGACGATATCCCTCTTGCATTTAGCCATAATTGCAATTGCATCATGATTCCATCGAACACGTCTTTGATATCGATATCAGGTTTGAGTGTGCCAACTGTAGGCGCGATCGTACTGTTTTCATCGAATGGTAGCAGATTCCAAAAGGCATTAGGTCCGCGCCGTATCAAGTCTTCTTTGATATTGATTCCGTACACAATGCCATATGACATATATTTGATTGCGTAGTTTATATCGCCGCAAAGCATGGGTATAAGCGTTGCAACACTGATCATACTATCATCGGGATAAGGCATAACATCTGCTTTGGTGTTTTTTATGTAGATGAATGGGTTAGAACCATAGATGTTTTCATTCATCGGGTTTGTTTCGTTTGGATACAAATCACCTTTTAAATCCTGTATCCAAGCTTCATTTTCAGATACACAAAAAAGCAAAACTTGCTTCGATTCTGTTTGACCATAATACGTTGCAAATATAGTAGCGTTGGTTGTGTCCTGAGTGTCATCGCTTACCGCGATATAATCCATTGGCGCCCATGCTTTGAAATATGGCCTATTGGTTTTTATGTGATAGAAGCATTGAACAAGAGATTCTTTGAAATTGTTATAGTTCTTATCAATTGAGAAAAAGATATCTTTTAGATTTGTATTTTTCAGATACCAATCAAGAATCTCATTATCTTTTTCACCACCGCCAACTACCTTTCTAACTGGCGTCTCCTTGTAGGCTTTGGCGAGTTTACTTACGATTCTTTTCACGATATCGATTTCAAGAATCCTTGCCGCCATTTCTTTTTGTTCATCTCTATCAATGATTTCTTTTGCTATGCGTTCTTTAACGTATCCTGCTATCTTACTTTCAAATAAATCAGATAGAACTTTATTGCTTGATTTTCTATCGTTTGGATCAGCTTCCCAAACCTTTCCTATTTTTTCCATAATCTGCTTAGTAGCCATTGTTGCGCCTTTTTATTTGTTGTACTTGTTTTTCATACTCAAAGAATTTTTCTGTTGCTATCACTCCATAACCAGCCGCCGTAGTCACATGTTGAAACGGGCAACTTGGTCCATCGTCTTCTATTAAAGCACCTTTATCCTTGAGTTTAGTCAGTCTAAAGCCCTTGTGCAGTGTCTCACAGTCAGAATACACAAAAATTCTAACTTCACCCAAAGCATTTTTAAACAGCGCGTTCATTTTGTTATGCCGCGTTCTGATCGGCGGATTGGAGTTAGGGACTTTTTTCATGACTTCCAGTTTTTGCCCGTCCTGTCTTTGATAGTTCTGCAAAAAGGTCATGATGATATCGTAATCCGTTTTTTTCGATCTAGTATCATTGTGAGCGCCAGCCGCATCGCCGTGAACTATGATTTGCCTACCGTAGTTGTCGAGTATTCCCTTTTCTGCGATTTCTTCACAGCTATCGAGTGTGCGCATTCCCTCTACGACTACTTCATTAAAAAAGTGATATGAGTAGCTGCCATCCTCTAGCCTTGTGGTCTGAAACATAACGCAGCTGAGAGGCTTTCCTGCTCCGATATTAAAATCCCAACTCACGTGGATCGGCTTTTCAGCATCAACTTTAAACTTGCGCTTAATATAATTGTATTCGCCATATTCATAATAAACAACGTCCCCTCTCAACTCTATCCAACGGCCAAACACCATACGTAGGACTTGCTTCGCGTCCAGATTGCGAAGAATAGACTTGATGTATGATTCTGGCAAAAATGGATTGTCGAATGTTAGGGAGTAGTAAACGTGACGCGTTTCGTGCTTTTCTCTATTTTCGATGTAATAGTCATAAATCCAATGGTCAGGTGAATCAGGGTTAGTCGCTCCAATCAAAAGGTTTTCTGGTACGTTTGGTAAACGTCCCAAGCGGTTTCTTGTCTCTTTGACGGCTTGCTCATGCTCACCCTTAAACTCAGTAAATTCTTCGAACACGGCAAGCGATAGGCGCAGAGAACGCACTTTTGTATAGCGCTTGTCGCTAAACGAACGCGTAATGATCGATGAACCGTTTATGAAATGAACCTGTCCGCGCGTGTTGTTAACCCAATAGTCGCGTCCTTCTTTTAAATGCTGGCAATAAAGATGATCGACGATATCTTTGAAAATCGTGTCTTTCAAGTCTGGCGAAGTTAAACGAAACACGCCAGCGCATGCGCCTACGAACAGAAGGCAATGGCTTACTATGATATGCGCTAGGAATAAAGATTTTGCGCTTCCTACCGATCCCGACAATAGAATCTCATGCGTGCCCATCGAGTAGTCAAACTTGGTTCTAATATCAAGTAGGCACCTTCTTTGCCATGGTATGACAGGTTTGAAGGTGTCTATTGTAGTACCAGAATTTTTTGAAATCGATTTGCGCCGCTGCCAGTACGGTTCTAAATTTGAAAGGTCAATCGCTTCATTCATCTTGTTTATTTAAATCATCATCACTCAAAGCATAAGCGAATTTAAAAGGTACTTCGCCACCCTCAAGCTTGACGCTATCCTTCATGCCAAGATAGTTTTTAGACAGCCAAATAGCGGCTGTTACATTACTTTTATTCTTATCATCGTGTGCTTGTTGGAACAGTCTTCTTCGAAGCGAAGCGCGTCCACCATCTGCATATTTTTTATACCATTCGGAAAAGCTTAATCCATATTTTTTCCTAATATGCTTCACTAAAGTCTTATCATCAACATCCAAAATATTGCATATTTCTGACTCTGTACATTGAATTTTAGCGAGTCCCTCGGCTGTTTTCCAATCTATAATTTTCTCTGGTACACCTTTGGGATTGCGACTAGGACGTTTAACTTTTTCCATGTTTTAGCCCTCTCTCACAGCTTGTTTACCAGTGAAGTCTTGCCAGCGTTTTATGATAACTGAATTATAGTGCTCGTCAAGTTCGCAACCATAGCATGTTCTGCCTGTTTTCTCGCAAGCGATTAGTGTTGAGCCAGAACCTAAGAATAAATCAACTACGGTTTGGCCTTTAAACCTCTCAAAAAACCATTCTATTAATTTTGCTGGTTTTTGTGTGGGATGAACTCTCTTCTTTGTATCATCGGATTGCATACCGTGGTGTCCAGACCATAATAATCTAATGCATTCTTTTTTATGCTTATATTTAGACCAACATAGTTCTATGCAATTACCTGCTACCTTATCCATATTCTCATCTACTCGTTTGTCCCAACAAAAAATCGATCCATTTTTTGGTAGATCCCAAAAGTAATAGTCAGCTCCCCATAAAAATATCTCTTTGCAGTAATCGAAAAAATCTAGAATATGCTTGGGAGAATAATATTCATTATCACCTATTACTTTACTGAATCTTTTACCAGTAAACATCTGTTTACTGGTATCATTCTTAAACATATCATCATAATCAACATTCAAATTCATCCCATACGGTGGATCCGTAAACACCATATCAGCCTTTTGCCCATTCATAAGCTTCTTAACATCATCTTCACTCGTGCTATCACCACACATGAGCCTATGATTACCGAGTAACCAGATATCACCACGTTTAACGCCAAAGAAGTTTTGCGCTACATCTGGAACATCATCGGGATCAGTTAACCCTTCATTTCCATCATCTGATTTTATGCTTTCAAAATCGAAATCCTCAAATCCAATGCCATCAATATCGAAATCATTAAGTTCTAGCTGCGCTAGTTGTTGCTCTAATATCTCTTTATCCCATTCGGCTAGTTCGCTTGTGCGGTTATCAGCCAAAGCAAAAGCCATCTGATTTAAATCATCCAATTCAGAAACTACGCAGCTGATACTTTTCCATCCCAAATCCTTGGCAGCCATCAGCGTACCGTTTCCGGCAATTACAATGCCTTTAGCATTTATCACAATCGGCTTTTGCTGACCGAATTTTGTGAGACTGCTTTTTATCGCTTCGATGTTTTTGACTGGGTGTTTTCTGGCATTAACCGGATCGAATACCAAATCCGAAATATTTTTTTGAATTAACTGCATATTTAAAATCCTTTCATTGCTCTTTGATAATGATTATACCATATTAA